TGATATTCCATGTCGCTGTACGCTTTGGTTGGTTATAAACATTGGAGGCCGTGTTTGCAAATGTGGGAGTAGTATCGTAGATATTCTTCCAATCTCCAACCTCAATCAGCCTAGGACTAGCCCAATTCGGAGGAATGACATTATAATGCCATGTCATAGGATCAGATAGGTAAATTAAACCGTTACCGTAATAGCCCTGCTGGTAATGTTTGATCGGATTAATCTCGTTAGGAGTTCCTGACCATGATAGATCAAATGTGCGAGATGACGCAAATGATGATACAACATCAGCACCACCATTCACGTAATTTAGAACCTCTGCATAGCCGGTGTTACCCACATCCCACTCGGACAGAGCACAACGTACCATTTGCATCTTTTCCAAGGTGCCCATATACATTAATCCCATTATTGCCCTCGCTTTGCGTACACACCGTTAACGTTATTCGTAGAATCCGCCACTACACGACCATCCAGCTTTAATGTGACATTTCCAGCAGCGGCAAGAAGCCTACGATCTGTAGCTGAAAGCTGAACTTCCAATACACCCGGCACAGTCATGGCGGAAGTACCCCCGCCGATAGGACCACCAGCGGCGAATCCGGGTAAGCGCCCATACTTATTCATGTAGTTCAGAAGAGGAATACCCAATGATGCGACAGACTTAGAACGCACCATATATTCAGTATTGCTCGCCATGATCGGCACGCTGTCGCTGGTCCCTGTTCCGGGACCATTAATGTAGCCACCGTCCCTATAGAACTGCAATCCTGTACCGGGCACAGAGTAGACCTGACCACCGGATTTGATGTACCCGTTGATGACAATAGGGCGAGTACCCAGATATTTCTTGACACTTAGTGTTAGGGCTTTAGCAAAATTATCGCCCCATGCGCTTCCCGCACTACCGCCAGATTTAGCGGCCTTGGCAATGAACTCATTCAAAGCCTGCAATGCTGGGTTAGTATTTGCAGTCACAGTAATGTTACGTGGAACTCTAGCAACAGCTATAGCCATGTCATCGAAAGATTTCGTGTACTTTTGAAGCTGAGTAGCGTTGAATCCTAATGCGGTAGCCTGTGCAATGAAGTCCTGCTTGGACTGATTGATAGCATTCTTCAGTGTGGTCTGGGAAGCGCCGGATTCTGCAAGAGATTTGATATAATCCTGATAATCTCCCACAAGATCAGTAATGGTCTTGCGGTTGGTGATCGCAGCCTTGCTGTTGCCCGTCAGGGTTTTGTTGGTAACTTCCTGAGCGTCGGCAAGCTCCTTATCAGTATCAGCTAGCTTGGCACGTAGAACTCCAGCACGCAGTACATCCCCGTAGGCTTCTGCCACTGAAAGGAAGTATGCGGTGATAGCACGATCAGCAGTAAGTTCTTGAACCTTCTGCTGGTATTCTGCGAGTTCGTCATTAAGATCGCGCCAACCCTCAGTGATCTTATCAAGAGCAGATTGACTTGAGAATCTAATGTCAAAGGCACGGCTGAATACATCTTCAAGGTCACGAGCATAATCCAGCAGTGTGCGTACCTTCTTAGCAGCGCCACCACTTGCACTACCGACCTTCTTCATGCCACCAATGAGTGGTGCCATATTGAACGGAGTAGCTCCTGTCGATCCACCCAGAGCCTGAATGACAGCCAACAGCGGAAGTAGCTGCTGTCTGGATGCTATGCTTCCACTGATGAGGGCGTTGAAAAGCCCCTGTAGCCGGTTAGCAGCGCCGGAAGGATCAACCGAAATGATGGAATTGATCAGCGCCTGCATTTCCTGACCACTAGCAGCAGCAGCAGGTCCATTCTCAGAAAACGCTTGACCTAGAGCGGCAGTCTTGTCTGCAAGGTCTTGCTGAGCATTGGCGGCAGCGAAAGCATCATCGACGTAACCCTTGAGTTTGTCGCTGGTATCCTCAATACCGGTTGCTCCGTCGTCCATGATTCCGCCAGTAACAGCGGCAACAGCATTCAAATATGCTGTACCATCAGCACCGGCTTTGACACTCGCGGCATAAGCATCAATTAGCGGCTGAATAACCGCAAGGGCGGCACCTGCATCCTTAAGTGCTTGCTGGCTTTCCCTAGTGGCAGTACCGCCGAGTAATCCTCCTAGACCGCCTTCGGCTCCAGCACCAGCAACTGCTTTCTTTATTTTATTGATATACTCCTGCGCACCCTTTTCAGGGTCGCCTAGAATAGAGGTAAGGAAGTCTTCAGTATTGAACCCGAAACCAGTAAGAGCACCGGCATTTTTGGCAACATCCTGAAGATTCTTGTCTGTGGCTAGTTGGTTAGCGTACCAAGCCTTAGTATTATCTCTAAGCTGGAACGTCTGCGTTTCGACAGAGCTATTGGTATCTTTCAAAGAATCATTAATTTTAGCCTGTACGCCTGTAGCATTGGTGATTTCCTGAGCCCACGCGGGAGTAACTTTAGTAGCCTTTTCAACTTCTGTAGTTACGGAAGCATAAGCTTTGCCCGCAGCTTCACCCTGTTCAGCATCCTTCTTGATTGCCTCGCTGAGCCCGGATAGATCACCAAAGTAAGCTTTGGCTTTTCCGGCTCCGTCATCAAAGGCACCTGATGCTTGCGCTACAGCAGCGGCAAGAGAGCCGATGACGAGCACGGCGGCACCGATTCCTGTGCTAAGCAAAGCAATCTTGACACCCACACCAAGAGCGGTAACAGCGCCCTTCAAGCCCATAGCAGCGATAGCAGAGCTATTCATGGCCGTCTGTAGAGCCAAGAATGATCCCACGGCCACGCCTACACCAGCAGAGAGAAGGGCCACAGCACCCAATAGACCTGTAAGGATAATGGTAAGTCCTGCGATCCATTGACCAATAGGGTTAGAGGCAATATCTTCTAGCATACCGATAAATCCGGTTAGACCATCAAGCAAGGCTCCAAGAGGGCCAAAGGTTGCCTCACCCATAGTTGCCAGCAATGATCCAATGGCGTTACCAAGCACAGTAAGCTTAGATGCTATAGTATCAGCAATAATGGCGAAGTTATCGCCAAGTGCAGTATTCTCTGAGAACCCATCAGCGGCTAGTCCCAGATATGTTGACACATCTTGTGTGTTCTGCGATAGCTTAAGCATAGCGTTGAGGTCACGAGTAGCAGTGATACCCAAAGCACGCAGAGCCGTTTCAGCCCCGGCACCCTGAGAGTTGATACCCTCAAGGAACTTAGGAAATAGCTCGGTGAATCCTCCCGGCTGACCCCACTTGTTTTTGAACACATCAGCGGTAACACCGGCAGTTTTGGCGAAATCATCAAGTGCCTCACCGCCGCTAGCAACAGCAGTGTTGATCTTAGAGAATACTCTCAAAACCACACCACGCGCCTGCTCAGGAGCAACACCTAGAGAAGCGAACGAACCGGCAAGACCGATAACTTCATCAGCGGTCAGACCGGCCTGAGCACCAGTCGCGGCAATCTGAGAAGTGATCGCAATAATTTCAGACTCAGTAGCAACCGAGTTGATACCCACGTTAAGAATAGAACTGGCAAGGTTTTCATATCGACCTTGTACATCAGGAAGAAGAGCATCCAGACGACCAAAAGCAGTCGCCGCAGCATCCGCCGACACATTAGTCGTTGCTGTGAACTTGGCTGTGGTGTCCGTGAATCGTTGTGTAGCATCTGTAGCAACACCAAGCTGACCCGCCATAGCCGCAATAGTGGTGATCTGCTCGTAAGAGATAGGAAGCGTCTGCGAAAGATTAATAAGATCATCTTTAAGATTGAGAGCGGCCTGCCCTGTTACGCCCGTTGTACGCTGAACTTCCGCAAAGTTCTTCTGCCATTGTACAGCCGTATTGACTGTGATAGCTGTAACCGCAGTAAGACCAGCACCCACAATAGCAAGACCCTGAGCTACATCGAAGACGGCGTAACGGAGCCTAGGAAGATTATCGCCATTGGCCTTGATAGCAGCAGTGAATTGTTGAACTCTAGTACGGTTATCAACAATAGCAGCACCGAAGGTGTGGTTGGCCTCTGTAACCTTACCGAAATTATCGCGCACTTTTTGAAGCTGAATCTGGTTGTGCACCATAGCTCGGTCAGCTATTTCAGTAGCCTTAGCCAAGGAAATATACTGACCTGCAAGGTTTCTCGGTTGTGAAAGCTTATCTGTAGCTCCGAGAGTTACAGAAGCTCCTGCAACAGTATTAGTCGAAAGACCATTAGCGCCAACCGTGCTAATCTTCTTGCCCTCGTTAACGCTGAGGACTTTGTAGTATTGTTTGGTAGCCTGTGTCAGACTATCAATTGAGGATTTTCCTCGTTTAACACCGGCAAAGGATTGCTCTAGCCGATCAAGGCCTTTAATGGTTTTGGTAAGGGTAGCCGATACTTCTCTAAGATTGGTATTGACCTGCGATAGAGCGTCAGCAGCCTTATTCAGCGACGGTGTACCGTTGACGGAAACATCAATGTCAATATCGGTATCAGCCATAGGTTATTCCTTGAATTTCTCGGATTCGGCTAGGTAGTATGCTTCCCTGCTGGGAATGTGTTCGTTAGGAACAGTAGTGACGAAGTGCTTCTCGCCCTTTGTGGGCTTGCGCTTGTTCTTGCGATTTGCCTCACGGTCCTGCTCGGTTTCAATCTCGGCGCATGAATAGCACACACGAGATTTAACTTCGAACACGACATTCTCGTCATCGCTGTGCCCCACCCAAATAGGAACACCACATTCGGGGCAGGTTTCGTCTTCCAGAATCTGAAAGGCAACAGCAAGTTTTTTGTCCGCTGTGGACCAACCATCAGAAGGTTGTCTATCTCTTAGCATCAGCACAGTGGGCGGGATGCTGAAATCCCTAGCCGCTTTGATAGCGGTTATATAGGCTCTATTCCCCGGCCATGTAAGAACGTCCGCTAAGAAATGAGGCATCGGTTGCCTGATCAAACAGGACACCGTTAAGGTTGACGTGGGCTACCTGACGAATGATTTTGGCATACTCTCCTTCGAGTAGGCCACCCTTTAGCTTCTCTACATATTCGGGAGTGACTTCTTCAGTGGCGAAATTACCCCCTGAATCTTTCACGCTGATAATAGTCTTGGCAACGAGTTCAAAATCTCGTGCTGATTCTTCCGGCAAGTTACTATAATCCTTCTTAGGATCGGTAAAGTGCTTCTTTGTAATAGCATCAACAATGTGCGGTGGCATTCCACGAAGACTAAAGTACAACGCGCTATCAGCTACTGTTTTGTCTAGCTGCTCAATTGCATACTGTATCAATTCAAGATTCTTGATATTAACGCCCGGCTCTTCGAACTCTTCATTACCGGCAACGGTGCGTTCAGATTTCTTAGCGCGCTTGGCCTGTTCCTGCTTAGCAAGACCGTCTTCGACTTCTTGACGACGAGCACGCAGCTTGATAAGCTCGTTCACTGCGTAAGCATTTGTATGAACGACCACTTCTTCCACCGGATAGGAAATGTCGGCAAGAAACTTCTCAAGACTGAATACGCCCGGCTTCTTGGCCTCTTCGACTGCACTATCACTCATATTTTCTCTCCATAAAAGACTAAATGGTGCGGGAGTATAGCACGCCCACACCACTTAGTATATATCAAATTATGAAGTTTACCAAATTGTTATTAAGTAACTGTTACTGTAACCGTTCCATCACCCGTAGCGGATGGATGAGTAATAGTAATCGTTGCTGATCCTGCCGCAATGGCTTCCACAACACCGTTGCTGTAAACAGCGGCGATAGCGGTATCGCTGGATACATATGTCGCAGAGGCGGTCACAGTCTGACCACCAACCTTGACGGTAATCTTATCCACATCACCAACAGCAGGAGACAGGGTTGTCGGTGTCGGAATAACAGCGGTAGCCGACTTGACTACCGTGTGCTCGAACAGAGAACCCTGCGGCATGAAGCTGACTTCGAATTTAACGCTGTCGTCACCCTCGGTGTCATCAGAAGGCTTATCAGTAATGAACTTGTAAACGCTGACGATTTGATCAGCAGCAGCCACAGCAGTTGGAAGCGCCTGTCCGTAACGAACAACGAGGAACCCAGCAAGTCCCGGCTGCTTGAATAGCTGGAATGCCTGCTCATAGATGGATGCTGAATCTGATGCGTTCTTCTCGCGGAAGAATGCTAGAGTTGCAGCGAAGTCCGGAAATCCTCTAGAAATGGCGTTACCCACGTCTACAATGGAGCGGTCATCAACATCAGCAGAACCAGATGATCCTAGTTCAAAGTTGTTCCATGAAATCGCTTCACTCAGGTTCAGGCCAGCATTGATTTCAGCAGCAGTAGGCGCTGCCGGGTCTGCAATGGATGTAACCCACCATACGGTAATGTGACCGTTAGAAAGCTGTCTTGTTGGCATATTGTTACGCTCCCAGCGTGTAGTTGACGTTTACCTCGCCAGAAGGCTTAAGGTTAGCCGTCATGCTGAGCATGGACCCGTCTTCAGCATTATTGGTTGGATAGTCTGTATTGAATGCGTAAAGTGAAACTACCTGACCAGCCGCATAAGCTGTTGCCTGCGGCTGTCCGATACGCTTGACAAGCCAATACTTCACATCGGGTGCCATGAAGAGATTGAAGAAAAGGTTGTATACGCTAGCGCTGTCCGTAAGATCAGCGTCACGAAGACCTGTGAGTTCACCCTCATAGTTGATATAAGTAGGTGTCGATACATTTCCTACGTCACACACGGTTAGGGTGTCATCGGTATCGGAATCTGTTAGGTTGAGTGTGTAATCGTCAAGGACGGCGCACGAAATATCATAGCTGAGAGGACCGTTCAGTTCAGCACTTGTAGGTGCTGCTGGGTCTGCGATAGCTGCGTATTCTACTACGCTGATCTTAGTGTTTCCACGAAGTAGCTTACTGGGCATGTTTCACCGTTTCGGTCTTAGAGGCTTTTTCTTCATCAACTTTCTTATCAACCTTGGCCTTTTCGCTCGGCACAGGCTTAAGAACGCTGAAGAGGGCTGCGGCATCAGCAGGATATTCGATGATTTCCTTGGTGATGGCGTGGTAGTATTTTGGCATACTAATCGCTTCCTGTTCTATTCTATTTTACCATGAGTTATGGTGTACTCATGTTAGTTTGATAAGTGAACACTAAACTGTGGACATACCTGTTCACTCCTAGATCAGCGTCTACATAATCGTATCCGCCGTAGGCCTTTAATTCTGTGCCATCAGTGGGGACAAATCCCAACATCTTGTCGTTGACCTGATCAATAAAATCCAGTGTGATAGAGTCTGATGGCGATACAACATATACGGTTACCGTGGTACGCAAAGTGTTGAGTCGTTCAGAAACAATGCCGCGAGAATACCCCGCATAGCTGGCACCGAATACTATAGTGATGTAAGGTGGGAATAGCCCATCCTCAGTCATTTGGGGAACAGCACCATCAGTGAGATACTGTCCACGATAAACGTCCACACCTGGAATGGTTTCTAGCTGCGTGATAATATCTTCACGAGCATCTACTTGAGCTATCGCCATTTGACATTCCTTATGACTTGTTGGATTTCGCCTTCAGCCTTGGCCTTTGCATCTGTAAGAGCGTGCATAGCAGGAACACCATTTGATGTCCCATGCTCCTGAAAGAACGAATATCCGGGCTTACCGTCAAGCCAGCCGAATCTCAGAGAAACACTGCGTTTATTGATTTGTACTTTACTGTCCACGCTGTCGTACATGGACTTGCCACCGATACGTGGACGGTTGGTATTCTTTAGTTCTTCCGCCCCACGAATACGACCCGGATCAGATCGTAAACCTTTAGCAACCGCCTTAATTCCTGTTTTTGTAGGTGAATTGATAATACGGTCCTGTATATCCTGAACGCCTTGCTGACCTATTTTTTCCAGTTCCGGTGCGATATTGTTCGCCACCCCATCAGGAGCGGAACGAACAAGTGCGCGAACACCTTCCAAGTCAAGGCCATACACGCGGACGCGACTGCTTCTATCATTAGTGAGAGCCATTACGTTAGGTTCATTTTCAGGTTGGCTTCTGTAACAAGATTTGTGCCCCACTCCAACGAGCTACCGATTGACCCTCTAATGTCATAGTTGTAGAACATGATATCTGGGTTGTTTTCTGTAGCGGTGATCTGTAGCATGTCATCGTTGGTAATGTGCAGGTCCTTGCCTTTAAGCTGAAACAACACAAGGCGACGAGCAGTGGGATCGTTAGCAACCTCAAGGTCAAGGTTGATACCATAAGGCTGCATACGAGCTACGCCTTCATATACAATCTCATAAGTGCCCGTATTGTAGGTACGAGTAAGCTGATCATAGACTAACTTTACGCCGGGCATTCTGCGCATAATTCGCACAGTACAATTTTTGAACCCGTCGATGGTACGTGAATGATGATCAACCCATCTGGGGTGCAGTGATTTTCTCGCATTAATAGCCATAAGGCCAACGCCCATCGAATGGAGCTTCCGTTAATTCTGGGGGGTATGGCATCCAGCCTTCGCGGAAGTCGATAAGATCGAAGATTACTTCACTATCAGCGTCGCCTTTATCTGCACGAGCAAGAAGAGCGCGGCCAGCCTCACGCCATTCCTTCTGAGCTTTGGCACCATCTGTTTCAAGGTCTTGAGAAATAATTACCTTGGAAATCATGGCTTCCGAGTTACCAATAGCAATCATGGCATACCCAGCAGCCCTGAGTACAGAGCCTTCGCCTACGGAAAAGAATGATGTATAGTTCTCATCGGTAAAGAGATACTCGTCCTCATTAACGCCATAGATAGCATCTGTGTCGGGGATCAGCACGCGGATGGCGGCTAGTTCCTCCGATGAGGGAGTCAAAACTTCCATGAACACGTCCTAAACAAATGAAAAGGGACCGGCTCAATCCGACTTAGCCGGAGAGCCGGTCCCTGCCATGTAGCCGGGGGAGAGGATACCCTTGCTACAAATTACTCAGCGACTTAGACGCCGCTACCGTTTGACACAGCCATTGTTTCGGTTGCGATAGCAGCCGCACCAACGTAGTGCTTGACACGGAACTGAATGTCATCAGTCTCGAAGCTTCCCTCAAGACCTGGCACAGCGCCTCCACCGAGGTACGCACCACCCTGAGTAGCAATACGAAGCTCCGGGTTTCCACGTCCACGAATCTTGGAAAGCACAACGCTCGGACGAATACCTGAAGCATTCAGCGGTGCAAGATACCATGTTGTCGCCACGTTGGCGCTCTGGTCAATGACCGGAAGCCAAGGGTTGACCACAACAGTTACACCAGAGATTGGGCTGGCAATATCGTAAGTACCATTCACATCAGTCACCTGAATGGTGCTGATTCCGACAAGCTGGCGAGCAAGGCTCTCAAGCTGCGGTGGAACGATAAGTGCGAACTGTCCAACAGTAACAGGGTTACCATTGAATGTACGAGTACGAATCTCGGACATTGCTGCGTTCAGAGAGTTCAGCGTCAGAGCCGGGTTTCCAGCAATGATGTTACCATTGGCAACAGAGAACGTTGTAGCGTTCGGACCTGTTGTTGAGGCGAAAACCTCAGTAGCGGTAATATCTTCGGTGTTGATCGCAAGCTGGGCGAGGTCGGTAGGAAGTGTCTGAAGAACACCCCACTCGTCGTTCATCAGCATTTCAAAGCTGAAGTTAACGCGAGCACCGAACTTACGAACCGTCACACTCTCTTCACTTGCAGTGAAGCTGAAGGTTGGGAACTCAGTTAGCTCAGGAACACGAGGAAGTCCGCCAGCAACGGTATTCTTTCCACCGTTGGACTCTGGTAGATTGCTGTAGTCAGGCCAGAAGCTGTAGAAGCTCTGTGGCTTGAGGTTCTGCACATCGAATGAACGTGCATATGATGACCACCCATTGGGGATGAGCGCATACTGTCCCAGAACGGCACGGTTAGTGACCGACTGGAACGCTGCCGGGAAGTCACTTGTGGACATAGATTCCTCAACATAAATGTTGTCAATCTCGTCCTGAAGGGCTCTCTGGGCACGGCGCTTACCGTCTAGGGCGTCTTCGATTTTCTGCGCAATATCATTGATGCGCTCATTGGAGACTCTACTCATTATTTATCCTTATGCTCCTAGTCCGGGTGTTGACTGCACGATCTTCACGATCACAGTTCCCGCACCGGAAGACTTTGTGCTCAGCGTGTAACCGAAGAAACGGTTCCCCGTTGCTGTGGCGTTCAAAACCCCGGCTGAGGTAATATATACGGGCAGACCGACACTGGCAAACGCAACTGATGAGGGCAGTCTGAATGCACCCTTCAGAGCTACGCTGGCGTATCCCTCTTCGTTCGTAACAAGGTCGCCTTCATCTGTCTGGGCCACGCCGACAAGGTTGCCGACAACCACAGCAGCACCCGAAAGCGTACCGTCTGCTACTGGAAGAGAAAGGTAATCGCTGTCCTTGTAGACTTCGTTTTTAGCCATTACTTGTTCTCCTTAACGGCCCAGAAACTAGGCAGTTTGATTTCTACAGCAGATTCTTCGACTTCTTCTGCATTTTCTTCAGTTCCCTCATCATCCGCACTCTCGTCATTTGCTACAAGGGATTCCTTGAACTTTGCGAGTTCGGCAGTAATAAGCTCGGTCACTGTCTTTGTGATATCCACTTCTTCTGCTTTAGCGTCCTCAACAACAGGCTCAGCTTCAGCAGTAAGGGATTCCTCTAGGTCTGTGAATCGCTTGTCTAGTGCAGCGAATTTCTCATCCAGAGTCTTAGACAGCTTTTCGATGGCTTCATCCATTTGCTGTTCTTCCATTTCTGTATCATCTTCAGATTCGAGAACGTCGAGCAGTTGCCCTCCGGCTCCGGCTCTGACAACAAGATCAACAGACCTTGCCCCAACCAGTCCAGTAACGATTCGACCGCTACGGCCTTCCATTGTGCCCCGCTCAGCAACAGTGGTTGCCCTGATGGACAATCCCACTCGTTTTGCAAGGGAGCGAACACGAGCACGCTCATGTTCAAAGATTTCGATTTCCGCTGTCAGTCCGCCCTCTTCAACATCCCACACAGCGTCAGTGACAAGTTCCCCAGCAAGATTCTGCACAGAGCCGAACGGCTTGGCATCACGTTCTTCGGGAGTCTGATGATCGAGAAAAATAGGCGTTCCGGCTTTGAATACCAGAGGGCCGTCCTTCTTCAAGGCTTCCTCAGTGTAGTAGCCCTTGGAACCCCAGCCGGACTTGATAAGCAGCGCATTCCAACGCTTACCAGTCGCATCTGCTGCGTCCTGCGTAAGCGTCGCAGACTCTACGATATCATAATTTGTCATGTTAATAACAATTCTATCACATTTTAGAACCGCTACTTATTGACCATTGATTTCTTCACGGCGGCTTTGACCTGACCACGACCAGAATTCACGCTGCCGACAGAACCTGACCGTCCCTGACCGGGAACAACACTCGTAGTTTCAGCAACCTTTTCGGCATTCTCTGCCGCTTTTTCTGCGGCGACAATGCTTGGAGCGACCGGAAGTCCGTCCTTGAGCGGCACAATGCGGAGCAGTTCGAGAGTTTCTTTGCGGGATTCTTCTTGAAAGAGTTGACCACCATCATAGGCAAGCTGGATGGACTGGATTCTACGGTGAGTCTCATCCTCGTCAATATTGCGCCACGTTACTTTAACATCAGTGTCGCCCCAGAATTCGAAGAGTTCTTGGAAGCTGATAGTCCATAGTTGCTGACGGAATTCCATAGCACGCAGTGTTGGAAGGTCCAGAGTGGAGCCTTCACCAGAATTGCTAGAGTTTGACAAAATAACATCAAGTGATACCTCTAGACCTGCCGCGATACCCTCAGCAATAGATTTACCCTTGCTGAAATCAACTTGCGTCGCGGCCAGACCTGTAGCGTTAATCGCTGTACCTGCCCCAGTCACTACCGTACCACCAGTGGAAGACATTTCTCCGGTAATAGGATCACGTACAGGAGTGTTGGTCCACTGCGCTGACGCTGCATTCGCTGTGGCCTTGTTAGCTGCCTGAATGTGCATGGCAATGCGACTGTACGCTTTTACCAGCGTAATATTGTCTTCAAGATATTCTTTGTACGCTTTGGCAAGGAATAGCACAGCGGTTACATCTGGAACTCCCCAACGCCAGCCGATCTGCTTGTTCACCGAATCGTGCTGGATCACGTAACGCTGGTCCACGCCGATCTTACCCCAACGCTTGGGAAGGCTCTTACCAGAATCCTCCAAGCTACGAGCATAACTCAAGCTAGGATAGTAAAGAGTATTCTCTACTTCCTTTTCAGCCTCTGTGTTGGCGTTCTTGGTTTTGGTCTTCCATTGGCGCTTATAGAACCATACGTCTTCCGGATTATCCGGATTAGAAATACTCCCCATGATCTGCGCCAACGGCACACGGAATGCCGAGAAATCATCCCTATGCAGTGCCGTGAATAGGTTACCGTCCGTGGCAAGAGCGCGCTCGCGTTCAGCATATGCTTGAGAACTGAACAAGCTCTTACGATTCTTAGTAATAGCTTTCTCGGTGGCGTCATCAAGGTTCTCGAACTCGACACCATTACCCCAGATGTAGGCAACGCGCGCCTCAACACCGCGCTTCACAAAGGGGTTCACCGCTGCCACAGCGCGGGCAACCTCAGCAATGTTCTTCACTGTGGAGAGTGACATTTCGTTGACCTGATCGGCTTCCAACGGAGCCCAACCCACATTGTCGAACGCATCCGACACTTCAAGAAGGGATTCCTCTAAATCCTCAATCCGGTATTCGGCATCGGTCAGCCTACCCATGAGGTAGGTGTTTTCCGCTTTGGTGCTGATAAGATCGCTGGGATCGTTATTTTTCAAGAAGTCTAGTAGTCCCATAATGTCTCTCTAAAGTTTAGTACGGCCCGAGAAGGTTGCCTGAGTGTTCGATGAAGTCAGAAGCATCGAAGACTATCTTTTGTCCCGGAAGGTACATACCTAAAGGACTGTTCCGCAAAGCCTCAATGGGGGCAGTAGCATACACCACAGCATCCGAGTGGTCAGGAGATTTCACATTGCGAGCCTGCATGTCGTCTTTGCTTTCGACCTGCAATCCGCGATATCTGTTCTTGAAGTGGTAGCGGATACCCAGAAGCTCGTTAGTGAGTTTTTCATCGTTGTAGTCAAGATCGATCAGGCCGTTCTGCATTTTCTCACGCAGATCATCGTGCCACCACGCTCTAGCGTTCAACCAGTGGTAAGGGTCTGGTGTAGGGCCAGAACCATTCATAGCCACCACAGCATAGGTGGTCTGCGCCATGATCTTGATCTGGTCGTGAGGTCCTGCGCCATAGCCGGATACGTCGATGCGAACCTCCTTAGCAGAGGTTTGCAGGGCCAGTTGGTGTATTCTGTTGGCGCTCTCGACGGCATCCGCGTTGCTCCACGAATCAACCTTCCTTACAAGTTTACCACGCTGCTGTGTCGGAGTTTCATTACCCTCGTCGTCAACGGTGTATACTGTACCCTCCTCAGCGGAGTACACGGTCGTCAAGTCTCGTCCGAAACGTGCAATGTCCACGCCGAGCACAGGGCGGGAGTCATGGTCTGGTTTCACCAGTGTTTCCACTGCTTTATTGATGACCTTCTGCGAGAACAGGCTGTTTTCGGATTGATCGGGGAACTCTCCCAGAATCTTAGCCTTCCAGCGGGGATCGCTCTCACCCCACTGATTACGCCATGATTCCACCTTTTCCGGCTGAAGCATGAGCGGACGCAGTTCGTCAGGAAAATCAGCATCCAACTGTGCCCGCTGATAGAACTCGCTCGACTTGTCTTTCAGGTACTTTGCCGTAAAATTCGGAGTGTCGAAAGCGCTGATTGTGTGCAAATCCCATTCGCTGGAAATTTTGCTATCGTTGAACATCTTGCCGAACTGGGTGTTAGGATCGTCAGGGTTCCCGATGGCAAGAATGCGCGCATCTCCCGTTGTGGTGATCGCCTCGATAGCGGTCCACAGGGATTCGTTGATACCGCACGCCTCATCGACAATAACGAGAACGTAACGAGCGTGAACACCTTGGAAACCGTGAATGTTCGTATCGGCAGGTTTACGTCCCCACCCGGCCTGCTCGATAGTTCTGCCATCAGAGGCAACAATGTTCCACTTATCGGAAGCAGTAATATGTCCCGGTAATGGCATACCATTTTCTGCCGCAAGCTTATGATGGTTTCCTATTTCACGCCACAGAATACCGTGAACCTGCTGATAGGTCGGCGCTGTAGTAATCACAATGGCCTCACCCAGCGGATGGGTGGCGATCCACCAGCACGCAATGATAGCGGCGATTTTCGATTTCCCGGCGTTGTGGCAGGATTTCACGGCTACACGATCATTGTGCAGCACAGCCTCGGCAATTTCTCGCTGCTTAGACCACAGATGAATACCCAGCACTTCCTTAGCCCACAATGCTACATCTGTTTTATAGCGCGCCTTGTTGGATGTGTTGCGAAGTTCTTCGAGTGCCTGATCGAAAACACCAGACACTACCGACTCAAGATTGCTCATATATACTTACCCGTTAAATCCAGCAGCATCATGTCGGCCTTATCCACAGCATTCCAATAACCTAGTCGTCTTGCCGAGCGTGTCACCTTGGCAACATTCTTGTCAGTAGGTTTCAGCCACGCCACTACCTTGTAGACTCCAAAGCCCTGCTTGCTAATGGTGTAACCCCACAACCCAAGTCTGTGCGTGTATTCATACATACTAGCTTTGTAGGTTGATTCTCTCATATCAAGCATCCTCCGTTAACTCAAGCTGACCACTGTTGCGTTCCAAGGTTGAACGAGCTATGTCAAGCTCGTTCGCAATCCACAATTCCCACTCATCATCCCTCATAATATTCGGGGCAATGATCTTGAACGCATTGATCAACTGCTTCAAGCTGGCGATATACAGGCTCGACTGGTACTGTGTAACCCTGAGCAACTCGTCGGCATCGCGCTCTTTATGCAGCGCCAACAGATCGTTGATGCGGTCCATGACCTCGATCAGGTTCTTCACATCATCACGGTCGGCATTCTTCATCACCCGCTGATACAGCGCCTCAATGATCTTCTCAAGGCGATACACCTGCAAGGCGCGCTTGCTGGCAACATCAAGGTTGATTTCCTGATCCAGCAACTCATTGCCCATACGGAACACTTCAGCAGCCGGAACTCCCGTCACAGCCTCAAGCTGGCGCGGCGTCTTACCCTCAGCCAGACCATCCAGAATCATAGCCTGCAACACACTCAGCTTAGCTGCCATAGAATACTCCCAAAGTCAACTACATCTTATCACAATATGGGCACAAACAAAAAGGGGACCAGCCGAAGCCAGTCCCCTTTGTATCCAATCCTTAATTATTCATCATCATCATCATCAGACGATCCTAGAGGTTTTCTATACTGATCAACCAGTGGTGTCGGGGTGGTGTACGTCGTTCCTTGTGGACTACCAAAATGAACCATCGTTGACTCATACATGATTATTTCTTTTCCGCCAGAATCCCGGAATCCTTGATATCCTGTAAAAGCTGAAGATACATATCCAGATTATCGGCACTTATATACAGCTTGTCTTCGATCATTACATGTGTATAATCGCCATCCACGTAGGCGGTAGCATCAATAACAGTATCGAAACTTTCCAGCTTCCACTCTTCCGACTCTCTACGCCGAGTCTCCGCCGTTTCCGTCTTCGTCACCACAAATGATCTGCGCTGTGTCTCGCTGGATGACAGCGTAGTCTCGTTATTGCGTTCCTCGTACTTGTACGCTTCTATATCCATATTTCCCGCTCTTTCAAAAACTCAGCGAACCGCTCCGGCCCGGCTTCTATGTTCAGCTTGGCTTCCAGCACACCGTTGAGGAACCCCTCATTGAATGTGCGTAGAATTAGCTCATCCTCATCCATAACTAACTCAATCCTCTGGTAGTGAGACAACAAACCGGGCAACCTGTATTACCTCATCCTCATTGTCCCTGTCAGTATATTCCAACTCGAACTGAATGTCAAACTCATTCAACGGGTACGCCGTCACATACGCACCGATATCATCATTGTAGTCACCATCCGACTGAGTGAGAATCTCAATCAGGTCCAACCGAGTTTTGTTATCCATGATCGCTCATTTTCCTTATTAGATACTGCCGGGTTTTCATAGGCTGATGATCCACATAAATTTTATTACCCTGATCGTCAAGATGAAAGAATTCGACCCAACTCTCTTCAGCGCTGTAGAACACCCCCGAAAGCTGCTGTCCGGAAAGACCCGTCAGTTCGGCAACATCTTCAGGCTTCCACGTTAGTTTCAGGGTTGAAGGTAAATCTAACACCACTATCTCTCCACATCTGCAATGATTCCTCATCACGATCAATCACTAATAAAATCTCGCCCTCCGGATTATCCTGAGCGGCCACCGCGAACATCGTCTTGAAAGCCGCGTCAGAATTGTGCCCCGACAACGGATTGCACACCACGATATCGAACGGGAACCTCAAAGTTTTCAAAAGGGTTGCCGACTCAATCGGCTGTGCGTCACCCCGAGCATTCAGCACAGAAATCAACGTATCCGGATGCTTCACCACATGCTCCGTCACCAACGCCTTGATATTATCGGGTTGGGATTGCAGCGTATCGAAATCTATTAAAATCACAGCACTCATAGTGCTTTCTATTATAGCCCGGATTTCTGTGCACTATTCCTGTGAATGGCGGCCTCAAACCTCGGCAGGTACTCCGCCGTGATTTCCACCAGAACATCCTCAAGAGTAGAGTTGGAGTCAGTGAAATCATCCAACCACTCCGCCAAACCCTTATTCAAATAATCCCACTGATCCATTATATAATCCCCTTAATCAGCGCCGCAGCGAAGCGGCCCAAATATTCTGACTGAATAACATCAATAGGTATCTCATCAACATCGGGGAAGAATTCATCCAACCACTCAGTAAGAGTCTTATTGATGTAATCGAAATTATCCATTGTTGTTAAGTTCACTATAAATCTTCCTCATCGTCGCATCCACCATATCCTGCACATCGATAATATGCTGTGCGACTTCCAACGGGGTAGCATCGCGCTTAAAAATCATATCCATACCATACTTATTTCCGCCCTCTACCATGAGGCTCATTCGAGCAACAACTTTAGCTTTTGATTTATCAGTCTTACGACTAATCACCGGCATCACATTGTTTGTGTTCATAGCCGAATTCTACACCGCAAAATTTTCAAAGTCAAGAAACACTTTTTCACGGTTCTCAGAAAATTCTTTAAACATTTTCATACGAGTTGCCCACTACCACCTTTCGCCCCCGCCGACTATGTGAGTTTTCTTCTTTAATCGTCTGTACCCCGTTCTACTAGACGGCTCATTCTACCCCCCTACTGGGGGCTTGACAACAATTATGTTCGATACTCGCTCGATATCATAACGATAAACGATAATACCCCTGCGCAGCCCTGTACGCCCCGCTGAGTGCCGTTACCCCTGTCTGAGCCACTGTGACCCTATCCAGCAATCGTTCGTGCCTCTCGTGCCATTTGTACCCCGTGCCGCTATGTATCCGTTGGGCATGCTCTACGCCCCTATGTACCCCATTGCGCTTATTATCAAGCAATCCTCATGCTCTATCCCTGCCCTGCACTATCGTAGCTATGTACTATAGACGCCTATGTCTAGTAGACCGACCTGTCTGTGCATGTAGGCACGCTCAATCGTTAGCTATGCTAACTGTTTACTTAGCTAAGCTAACTATCGCGGGGTTCATAGCCCACTGCACAGAGCTAAAGTTTTCCTCATGCGCGCGTATACAGGGGGTGCATATGGGTATGAGCGCTAGTAAGGGCATCCTTACCCCTTACCCCTTAGTTGAGCATGACCCCTATTCGGGGGTAAGCTGACCGTTACCTAATCGTTATGTACTTGACCTATATATGTCACCACTGCACCCCTGTTAGCACTAAGCTAGCTTTAGCGGGTTATCCGGTAGGGGTGCCCATAATTGAGAGGATGAGCAATGGATTACATTATTACTCGTACGGAGCACTACTCAACTAGGGTGGTGGATCACTCCGGCGATAAGCGTTCAGCTATGTCTATCGCTGACGCTATGAGCGCTAACAGTGTTTGGCTAGGCATGTATGGCCGCGCCTATACCGTGATCAACTCCGCTACGGGTGAGACTGTCTACACGGTGACGGATACGCTGGCAGTCGTTTAGCGACGTTGGCTTAGCTATTGACCTACAATTGTCAGTCAGTAGCTAGGCTTGCATTACTAAGCACACTCACAGAAACGGAGATTGAGCAATGAAAGCAACTGGCGTTATCGTCCACAATAGGGAGAATGGGGGAGATTATGGGATGCACGTAAACTGCGCAGATACGTCTATCGCTAACATAGCGCAGAGTCTCAATCTCTCACCTATCTCCGACAACATGCCGATAGTTATTATCGGTCCCCTATTCGCCCCCGTAACCGAGTGGACTTGTGCAATGGTGGGGTGCATTCATCATGACTAAGCCAAAGTTTCGCACTCAATCCCTTACAGGGGGCGACACGCTACCGGGTAAAGCAGTTCAGCTTTATCGTCGGCACGACACGCCGACTCTCGCTATCCTGAACGCGGTCAATGACCTATGGCGCGAAATTCAGAACAATCATCCCGGTACGCCTAACGTCAATATCGTCCTACAGGCTAGCGAACGGGCACACGGTCACTTTGCGCCTAGCCGCTGGGAGGGCTCAGCTCAGTATGAACTGATGTTGAGCACGGTCTCCCTAGCCCTTGCCACGAATGACGGTAGGGTACGCAAAACAGTATCCACCCTGTTGCATGAGGCTGCGCACGCTTATGCATTTGCTAACAAAATTCAGGACACTAGCCGACAAGGCCGCTGGCACAACAAAAAATTTGCCACTCTCGCTGAGCAGTTCGGTTGTATCGTTGAGCCTAACGTTCAGATAGGGCATGTCACGAGTGGGATTACTCCGCTGGCTTACGTGACATATAAGAGTCAGATTGACGCTCTAGCAACTGCCATTACGAGCTATTCCCGTAGCTCTAGCGATTGGCTGCAAGCTCTTATCGGTACTCTGCCAACAGGTCTAGGCCTAGGACCAGTACCCGCTAAGCCGCGCCGGACCTATGGCTCACAGACTGTCACGGTCATTTGTGAGTGCGCCGGAGCAGGCTACCGTATTCCGCGTGACCTGTATGAGACTACGGATATCCGTTGCAATGAGTGTGATTCGGCGTACACTGAACGGTATTAGATCCACATAGCCCTAGGCTGGCTCGCTACCGGCCTAGGGCACGTAGTATTAGATAACCAGAAACGGAGAAATAATCATGAATCTAGTCACTCAGGGGGGCAGGGTAGTCAGTACTCCCTTGCACCTTATGACCAAGGAGCTTGCCGATAGGGAACTGGAACTGTCAAGTACTCCGATTGCACGCTCTATCCCTAGGGCATTGCTCAGTGATGCGCCTAGGCCCAGCGTGAGCGATGCTATCGCCATTGCAAATATGTTTGCGGACGGTGATCCTGAGCCTGAGTGGAATGGTGCCACTATTGCGGCAATTCAGGCAGCATATGCAGCAGGATATCTGGCAGGTAAGAATAATGCTTGACCACATTGATCCTGTAGTGGCTCTTGTGCTTTCAGGAGTCCTCACGCTAATCTGGCTGTACTTAGTTATCACGGATAGGAGTTAGCTTATGAGTAGGATGTCTTTCGAGCTTGACATATATCTGTCAGAGAATCCCGATGGGTTCACGTATGACCCTGTTACTGATTCTCTGGTTACTCCTGAGAGTCACCCGGACTTTACAGGCTTCGCCGTTGGGGGTGCGATTAGGTCCTTGAAACTGTCTAATCTTACGAGTCCCAGTAACCCGTTGAGGATCAGTCAGTGGTTGGGTGGTTTCTTCCATTATCAGAATGATCATTCAGAAGTTCCGCTGTATATCGGTGGCTGGCAGGGTGAACTCGACGCAGTACAAATTGTTTCGACTCATTGGCACGCTATGGGTTTGGCTCAGTATTTCGATCAACTAGCATTTGGCGAATTCAAGAACGGTGCATACGTTCAGGATCATGGAGTGACAAAATGAATAAAAAGCTACCATACGTTGAGGACCCCATTTATGGGGATATTGACGACGTGGAAACGTATGAGGATTACGAAATCGAGGTTGACCGGCTGCGTTACTACGTCAACAACGCGCCGTACAAGCCGCACACTGATGATTCTGATTACTATGACGGTGGGTATGACGAGTGAACCGTAGGCATTACAGTGTGTCCTTTGTCATTGCAATGTCAATGGTAACTTTAGCAACATTGTTACTGTTGCTGCACTAGCTTGATTCAACGTAATATCTAACACAATATCTAACACCTAACAGAAAGCAGGTTGGCAGAATGCCATATACAAATTACAGAGATGCAAAGTCTCGTATCGCTGACTTGATCCCGTTCAGGGGCAATAGTTGGCACGCTGAAACAATCCCGGAAACGGGAGAGTACTGCATATTCTCCCGAAGGACGTTGATCGGGTATGTGAATCCGTCCGCTCAAGCGTTCTGGATTAATTCTCAGAAATATTCGCAATCCACGAGTAGGCAACAGAATGTTGTCAGAGTTGCGTTAGCATATCTGGGAACAAGTCCGCTGTGGAATTACACTCAGATTGAGGGTGACTTGTAAATGTCAACACGATATGTAAAAGTGACACTGGACAGTCGTTTGCCAGCGGTTCTGGATACTCAGACTGGGCTTATAGCACCGTTTCTCTTCGATGACTCTGCCGTGTGGGCCGTTTCGGTGCTTGATTCCGGCAGACTGAGTACCAATAATTTTTCATGGAATGACCCTGATGAATGAGTACTGGCAGATTCAGGAGTTGGACGGCACGAGCATTTCCGACCATTCGACAGAGGATCAGGCCAAGCGTATTGCGAAGATTCTGTCAGTGCGTTATCAGCGAGCTTATCGGGTGGTGAGAATAGCCCATGTCTCTGCTGAGTAGTGCTCGAAAGCAGGTTCGTAAGCGTGATCGTTCAGGACGGATTGATATTCGCATGTCAAGCGCTGTACGCCTGTCTAAGCGCTTGGACATGCTGGACGTAAGATACTACCTGAACGACCACAAAACGTCTCAGATCGCCTCACAGAGCCGCTCAGGGGATGATTACGCGAATGTCTGACTACAATTCGAGAATCTTGAACTGAGCGCTGGACGCATTAGCTGGACTCCCTCGGCTGGCAGGTGACAATTCCTTGTCAGTCGGGGGCTCCCATTTCTAAAACTAACAAAACTCATTTATAACAGAAGTATAACGGTTTATGCACCGGATTAGCCTAATTTCAATTTCGGCCTGTCTCACCCTGTATTACATAATAATATATATTATTTTGTAATACAAATACACATTCACATACGAGAGAAACGTAATTAGGCTAATCCGGTGCACGAAACGCGAAATTCTGCACCGGATTTTACAGATACGGTGCAATTTCTTACAGGATTCTCACAGTTTCGTTACCTAAAGTGTAATACTTTACCTTTTTTGTAATACAGACGGTTTTCAAAAAGTGCCTCTGATCAGCATTTTTGTAAAATAAATCTTTTTCTGTAATACAGTATTACGGAATAATACAGTGTATTTTAGCGTAATACTTGTATTACAAAAAAGGATAACAGCCATTCAGTACCCCCCGTTTGGGGGACATTTAGGTAACGGTTTGGTAACGGACACTACAGAAAACGAACCAAAAGGAGTAGGATCAGGCGCATGAGAGTGTACCGAATTGAGGATTCAGAGTTCAATGGTCCCTATGACAATGCAGAACTCATCGACATGATCGGTCGGCACAACTGGGACGAGCGCGAGCACCCCGGCGGCATGGAAGATTTTTGGGACTCATGCTCAAAGTATTGGGATGCCTCACAAGTTTTCGGATTCCTCACGAAAACTATGAAGAGGCTGAGGGAGTGCCCGATTTCACGTTCGGCAGGGTCAAGGCTAACTATTACAGTTTGGGCAGCTATTTGCGGGATAGTCCTAAAGAACGTAGGGAACACGCCATCTTTGTAAGGGTTGAACGATCTATTTCTATCAAGCAGGCGCGTGAGTTAGCATTACGACTCATTGATCAAATCGAGTATTTCGAGAAATTGGAGCGGGAAAATGGCACACAAGAAAGTTAGCAAGCCAAAGACAGCGGCTGAGCGGGACGCGGCAAAGGCGCTCACTGACAGTCGAAAGTCAGAGAATCGGGATCGTAATGCTGCACAGGCGGAGGCGAACAGGGTGTTTCTGTCCAACGTGAATATCCTGATGCCGATCACCCACAAAACACACAGGGGTAATGGTTCCCCGACGCGCCTGAGCCGCGTAAAGCGCGCTATGGGGCGGCATGGTGATGCTGATGCTTGATTACTGGGAGATTGTGGGCTCTGTTCTAGTGTTCCTGTTGTTTATGGGGAGCATACTTTCTTTCATTATCTTCGGCGTTATAGGCGGTTACCTGCTATTTGCCCCATATTTTGAGTGGTGGCAGCGATTGCTAGGTTTTGTCATTTTAGTGTCAACGGTATTGTTTTGGGTTCCGTTTCTAATGGTGGCGTGGTCCGGGTCGAGAATAGCGTGAACATTGGCGATAGGGTAAAAATTACCCCTAGACGTAAGGAACGGTTGTCTGGTAGAATCGGGACCATCATGGAAATGACCGATTCCAGCGCACCAAAGGCTATGCTGTACCGCGTGCAGCCCGATGGTGACGACAAATTGTATTCGTTTTGGGAGCATGAGTTGACTGATGAATCTTGAAAAGCTGGTTGACATAGCCTTGGGAACTCTTAGGTTTATTACGGGCAGAGGTAGCGACTCATGGAATAGTGGATTTATCCGAGGCGTGGATCATATGATGGAAATGACTACTATTGAGTTAGGTCGGGAGGCTCAAGAGTATTGGGCTGAGCGACGAAAGGAAATTGTCACGGAGGAAAACGAGGAAAACAATGACTGATTCAATCCCCGTCCTGATCGCGGAAGCCCGCGCGGTGCAGAGAGCCGTGTACCTCGCGGCACCGGAGCCGGTGGCAAAGGACTTGCACCGCATCATCAAGGGGCTCGCTGACGCCCTGGAATCTCTGTCTGCCCCCCGAGAAGCCGACGACGAGCACCTGCGGTTTCTCTGCCACACGGTTGGATTCAACGACTCTGGCGAACTTGACGGTGACGTTCTGGCTGCCGCGATCCTTGCTGATGGCTACCGTCGCCTGTCCCCGGTGACCCGCGAAGCGCTGGACCGGCTCGACCGGGCGAACGCTGACGGAGAGATTGAGTATGGCTTGTACTCGGAGCTCCACGATTTGGTGGCTGTTCTGTCTGTGCCGGAACCCGCCGAGGTCGAGT